ATACCTTTCAGTCCCACTACCTTTTTTATGATTATGTATAAATTCAGACACAGTATAAACTTTATTATATTGCATTATATAAAATTTATCATCACAATTTATTGCATCTTGAATCATTTGAGTGTCACCGTAATCCGCCCAATCAACACTAAAAGCATATGATTCAATTGGGTAACTTGTATATTCTCTAATATTTGGTACTAAATAATGAGCTCTTTTAGTAAGTTCTGATAATGATGGTGATTGAGCCCATTTTACTTTGAATCTATATTTTGCTTTAGTTGGAATACCAACTTCAGGGTCATTTGAAAGAACTTGTTCTCCAAACTCATTGGTCACATAGTAATCCATATTCATTGGGACATCTATCAACCAAGCTCCATTTTCATCAATAACTTTACCACCTCCCTCTAAACTAAAATTTTCAAGAATAGATAACCCATTAGAATCTTGTTGTATTGTTTGTCTAATTGCCAATATCTCACCGGGACCTGTAGTTAAACTACATTGATACCCCGACCTATTAGTTGGTTTACAATTAGACTTTAACGCGTTAGTATCCGAGTCAGAAATTATAGAACCCATAAAAATAGATGTTGGCCGAATTTCAACATTCGCCTCACTACTTAAATCAAAATCTGTTCTTGTTATCCCTAAATTACAAATTTCAGGTTGTCCCCACAATGGTTCTACCTCAATACTTCTATTAACCGATACAATTTGTGGTAATTCTCTTAAATTATTTGATGATTTAAAATTTGTTCCGGATACTTGAGCTTCTGTTGCAATACCCATTCTAATTAAATCTTGAGGTGATAATGAAAATTCACCAATATCAGATAAATCAACATCTAAAACAATTAAATGAGCACCAACAGGAACTCCAAAAATCATATAGTCACCACTATCGTTTGTAACCGCATTATATTTATAATACTTGTCGTAAACTTCAATTAATGTTGGGTTAGTCAAAACATCCGTTCTAGTAAAAAATGTCCCGGTAGGAACGTGAGCACTATATGATGGTTTATAGGGTAGTAAGTTATATCTATAACCATCATCATTATTATCTAACAATGATTTGTACGGATATAACTCAGAAATAATTGGGTCAGCTTGGTCTTTACTATCTAAAGGTATGAAAACAGAGACTTTGGCATTTGGGACTCCAAATCCATTATTAACACTAACACGTCCAACAATAACACCATAATCAGCACATTGTCTAGTATAGATGTCTGTTTGTAATATTTTTAAGGATAATATTTCTAAATGTTCGAACTCTTGGTCAATTAATACTTTAATTGAAGTGTCAACACCGACCTTGGTTCTTATTCTATAAGATTTTGACATTTTTATCTTTTTTAATAAATAGTTTATATACCATTTTTAAAAGATAAAACATTTTTTTTGAAAATAAATTATGGTTTAAACTTATATTGATTAACAAAATCAATAGGGTTTGATTTTTTTTCTAAAAAATTATTAACAATACTAATTACATATTTGTGAACAGTGTTATCGATAGATGTGTGAGTTGTATTAGGAATGTTAATATTAACGACTTTAGTTATTTGATTATTCTTAGATAGAGACACTCTTCCACCTGAATTGGTAAAGAAAATCATATTGTCCGACCATTTAACAGACATAAAGTTTATTGCATAATCAACATTGTTTTTAATTTGATAATCATAATTGTTATACAGTTGATTTGCACTATCTAAAAATATTGTTAAATCAACTCTAATATTCTCTTTATATAAATTATCTAATACCTGAGTGACATTATACCCTCCAATACTATGTCCAATAAGAACAACTTTACCGGTTGGGTTAAATAACCTAAAATATTTTACAGTTTTAAAAACTTCCTCAGAAGTTAGATTATAATTATTTGTCCCAACATAAGTTATAACAGTATTTTCTTTAGTTTCAACTTTACTTTCAACCAACCCCAACCCATCTAAATCCCTTGTTTTAGAAATATCAATTTGAACTTCATTAGGTCCTGACACATCTTTGAATGGACTTATCGAACCTTCAACAATTATAACTAAATTTTTGGTATTTTTATTGAAATAATCTTGAGGATGTTGTATTATCTCTAATTTTCTTCTTTCAGTAAAGTCTCGAATATCTGACGTAATAAAAGAACTAATAATTATTAATAAAAAAATTTGAAATTTTGTTACTTTTTTAGTTTTCCTAAATTGATTAAAAAAAATCAAAAAAATAATAAAAGAACAAATCAATCTGAAGTTAAGGTATAATCCCGAAACAAACCATTGAGACCAAGTTCCGTTATATCCTTTAATAAAAGTTAAAATATCTGTAATATAATCCATCTACTAAAAATAGAGAATCCTATTTAAATTATCAAGAGAAATTAACCGTTTTTAAATTTTTAACTCTAATATTAATATCTTTGTTAGGATATTTTATTTGGTAAGTTTGATTTGGTTCCGCAAAGATTGTATCATCAATTAACTCTATTTGATAAGTTGTACTGTCAATATATCGTTGAGATGTTTGGGATGATGAATACTGTCCCCCAACTTTATTAAAGACTTGGATGTCGGATAATGAAATTACCCCGTTTTCACTTTGTATTAATCTTCTTAATTCAGAAATATTAACATTTTCACCCATTTGTCTATTTTCCGGGTTAAAATACTCCGAAACAATTGTGATGATTTGAGAGATAACCGTTCCTTGGTTTTGTGTATTATCTAAAACAACATCAATATTAAACCCTAAATCAATAACGTTAGCACTCTGTATTGACACATAATCATTTATCATACGATAGTTTGATAAATAATTTGCAACATTATTCTTTAAAGTGTTTGAAATAACCTCTGTTAGTCTACCTGTTTCATCATAAGACAACATTTGAACAATAATTTTATTATTATTTTCCGTTATAGACACTTTTGCCGGAGCCCCAAATTGTGAAGGCATTGTTCGGATTATTGAATCGTAATCATTTACAGTTACCGCTCTTTTTTGAGATGAAAAGTTATATGAAACTAAATTTCGAACCTCTTCAGTTGTTGGGTAATTAGCCCCACCAATCGCTGCAGTCACGTTTGTACACCTTAATGAATTTATAACAGTTGTATTAATACTATCTGACGGTCCGTTCACAAAGAATGATACCGTACCTATTTGAGTAATTGCGTTTACACCAATATTACTACCTACACCACCACCAACTCTATATTGTATGAATAGTGTTGTATTAGGTTTTAATGTACTACCTAACGCTAAGTTGTTGGAGTACTTATATAGATTTAATTGATACCCATCTCTAGCAAACTCTCTTAACTGTTCGTCAGCAGATTGTGAACCACCCCCAAAAGTAATTTTTAGAAATCCCTCAGGTGTAAATTCAGTAATAAATTTGGTACTAGTTTGGATATATTTCCCTACTTTAATCCCCGGAGAATCCGACACTTTTGTTGGGTCTTCAACAAATACTCTATCTTCCGCCAAAGCATCAACCTCATACCATCTATTATCTAACCCTAAAAATTCTTGAACTGATGGTATATTAGTATACTGTGTACTATCTTTTAATAAAACACTTGTCACACCTAATACGTTCTTATCCGGTAAGAATAATTCATAAAAAGGTTTAACGTCATTAGGTGTTATCACTTTTTTAAATACTTTTGTTGTTCCATTAACAACAGTTTCTCGTTTAGTAATAGTATAGTTTAATAATTTATTATTTGAGTCAAAATTAGGTATTTTTAATCTATTTGGAAATCCTTCACCATTAATTGGTGATGAGAAATCAATATCATAAACAGTTTCAAAGACTTGACCTGCCCCATTAACCTGAGAACCTCGTCTTAGTATACCACAATATCTCAAATCTTCTTTATCCCCAAATGCCGGAACAGTAATTGAGAAATCAACTAAAGCAACCGATGGTCTCATCCCCGGAACTTTTAATCCATAAGTTTTTGCTATATTAAAAACTGACGACCTTTGTTGAGCATATTGTAGAACTGTCTCTTGAATACTCCTATCAATATTAAATTGTAAGTTATCCGTTACCGCAGCATTTAAATCTAATAATACAGAAAAAACGGACGCATCATTAAAGTTTTGAATAGTATCCGGATAATACGTTTTAGTGAAATTAATTAACTCCGTTCTAATTGATTGGAAATCCCTTGTTGTATAGGAAATTTTCTTGTTTGCCATAATTTTATATATTAATAATTACAAAGTCACTACTATTAAACACATCATTGTTGATGGTATAATCAATTTTAACTTTCGCTGTATGTTCTTTATTTGACATATTTGGTACACGAAATATTCGTTCATCGTTATCATTTATATAACTACCTTTATCTTCATCACCTTCTGAAGCTGCTTGGACACTAATGTTAGTTATTGTTATCCCCGGTAAATAGTTCCCCGCGGATTCTCGTATCTCAGATTCTATTTCTGAGAATGTTGGACCATCTAATGGTTCAAAAATAAATTCATATAATCTTGTCCCAAAATCCGGTAAATAATATCTACTACCTTTTCTTGTTAATAAAAGGTGTATTAAGTTAGACCTAATCTCTTGGTCATTGTAATCTGATAAATCTAAGTATTTCCCATCAAAAGATTCTCTGAAAGGAAAAGTTAAACCATATGTTGTTCCATCTGCCATAACTATAAATATAGTGTCGTAATTATTTCTTATAAATAGAGTAAAATAAAAAATCACGACCTAAGCCGTGATTTATATTCTTATTAAGAACCACATCCCAAACATTCAAATTTGGTGTCTGTTGGTTTTTGGGTTAAATCAACAGTTGGTTTTTCAATTGGTTTTGATTGATTTACTTTTGAGATATCCACCGCCAAATGTTTTGCTCCGGTTGATATCGCTTTAGTTCTAACATAATAACAAAGAGTTTTCAATCCTTTACCCCAAGAATGGAAGTGTGATGATGAAATCTTAGATAATGTTGGATTAGACATATAGATATTCATTGATTGTGATTGGTCAATGAATGGTGCTCTGTCAGCCGCCATATCAATTAACTCTCTTTGAGATATTTCCCAAATTGTTTTGTATTTTAAAATTAAATGTTCTATTCTTTTAACTTTTTTATTGTAATTCTTGTCTTCGGTGTCTAAATAATTATTAAAATTAATATTCTGAATAGAACCTTCATTCATAATAATTTCATTTTTCAAGTCTTCACCCCAAACACCTAACTTTTCAAAATCGTTAATTAAATATTTGTTAACTATTAAAATTTCTCCACCAACTACACGACGATTAAATAATGCCGAGTGAGCCGGTTCTGTCATTTCAAATGAACCTGTAATCTTAGCGGAAGATGCAACCGGCATCTGAGCAGTGAATAATGAGTTACAAACCCCGTGATTGGACACTTCTAACTTAAGTGAGTCCCAATCCCACATTCTACCTAATCCTTCGTAATCTAATCCCCACATATCAAATTGGAATATACCTTTTGACATTGGTGACCCCTTAAAAAAGTTATATGGTTTGTATTCACCTGATTTACATAATTCCATACTCTCGGTAATTGCCGCGAAGTAGATTGTTTCAAAAATCTCTTTATTTAATTTTTTCGCCTCTTCAGATGTGAAGATATAATCCATTAAGAAAAATACGTCAGCAAGACCTTGAGTTCCAATGGCAATTGCTCTTTGTTCTAACCCTCCTTTTCTACCTTGTTCAGTTGAATAACTATTAATATCAACAACTTTGTTAAGTGCTCTCACAACCTTTCTAACTTCACTATAAAGTAATTTGAAATCAAACTCACCTTTAACAATAAAGTTTTTCAACACCATAGACGATAATGTACAGATTGCTGTGGTATTTTCATCAGTATATTGGTAAATCTCATTACATAAGTTAGATTGTTTAATCACCCCAATGTTTTGATGGTTTGTTTTTCTGTTTGCACTATCTTTAGAACATAAGTAAGGAACTCCGGTCTCAACCTGTGATTCAATAATTTTATTCCAAATTGTTTGAGCTTTCACTTTTTTACCTAAACCAAGTTCAACCGCTTTGTTGTAATTTGATTCATACTCATCTCCGTAAGCCTCTTGTAATGGTTTGATACCCGCTTTGATAATATCATTAGGACAGAATAAGTACCAATCACTATTGTTTTTAACCGCGTTCATAAAGTTGTCCGGTAACCAAATTGAAGTAAACAAATCTTTTGCTCTCAACTCCTCAGCACCTGTATTCTTTTTGATTTCAAGTAAATCTATGATGTCTTTATGCCAAGGTTCAATATAGATAGCCGCACTACCCGGTCTTCTCCCTTGTTGGTTGAAGAATCTTAACCCTTCATTAACAATCTTTAGGTATTTTAATAAACCACCGGCAAACCCACCTGATGAGTTAATACGACTTTCTTTACTACGAACATTAGACATACATAATCCAATACCAGCAGCATCAGATGAATAAGTTGAAATGTCGTTGAATGTTTGTAATAAACCTTCTCTTGAATCCCCGTGATTGTATTTCAATACACAAGACGCTAGTTGAGGTGTTTTAGTCCCCGCATTAATCATAATCGGTGTTGCAGGAGATATAAGTTGATTTGATAATGATTGATAATACTCAACCGCTTGTTCAAATGATTTAGTTACCCATAGAGCAACTCTCATATACATATGTTGAGGTCTTTCAATTACTCTACCTTCAGGATTTTTTAATAAATACATTTCTTGTAATGATTTCCACGCAAAATAATCAAAATTGTAATCATTCTCGTGATTAATTACAGAATCAATATTTTCAGGACCATATAGTTCAATAGTTTCCATTAACTTATCGTTAATGATACCATCAACGTGTAATGTGTGCATTGTGTTACAAAAACTTGCGTCAGTCTCTTTATGATATGCCGAGATAGCAACAGACGATGCTAATCTTGAGTAATCGTGATGACTACCGGTATAAGCCGCAGCAATCTCGTAAACCAATTTGTCCAACTCTTTTGTTGTAATAACACCCTCTGTTGGTACCGACGTAATTACCTTAATGAATACCTCATCAGCATTAACATTTAATCCTTTTGCCGCTCTCTTTACTCTACTATAGATTTTTTGAGGGTTAAACGATACTTCGTCTCCCCCTCTTTTTTTTATCTTTAATGACATCATATTAAAAATCCTCCGTAAATGTTAATGACTCACCTAATTTAGCTTTCTGATACTCCATAGTTCTTGATTCAAAGAAGTTACCTTTTGTTTCAACAGCAATTTGTTCCATAAATTTGAATGGTTGTTCCACATTAAAGTGTTTCTTACAACCAAATTTAATTAGTAATCCGTCAGTTACAAATTCAAGATATTGTTTCATCAAATTTGAATTCATACCAATTAACGATACCGGTAATGATTCAGTAATAAATTCTTTTTCAATCTCTAATGCTGACAATAAGATTTCTTTAATTCTTTTCTCTGTTGGTTTATTCTCAACGTGATTGTTAATCAAATGGATAGCAAAATCACAGTGTAAATTCTCATCCTTGAAGATAAGACTATTAGCATTACATAATCCTTGCATAATTCCTCTTGATTTCATCCAAAAGATAGAACAGAATGACCCTGAAAAGAAGATACCTTCAACCGCAGCAAATGCTACTAATCTTTCTTGGAAAGAAGCGTTCTCAATCCAATCAAGAGCCCATTTAGCTTTCTTTTGAACTGCCGGCAATCTATCAATTGCGTGGAAACACTCGTCTTTCTCTTTTTCATCAGACACATAAGTATCAATCAATAATGAATACATTAAAGAGTGAATGTTCTCCATCATAATTTGGAATCCGTAAAAGAATTTTGCTTCAGCATACTGAACTTCTTTTAAGAAATTTTC